TTAAAGTCTTAACAGTTTCAGTTCCTGTTGATGATCTAATAATTACCTGTAAATCTGTGTCAGCAAATATTTTAAATGTGTAGGCAAACTGGGTTGTACTACCATTACCGGAATAGGAATTTTTTACTGTTGTGCTTGATACTGTCATAACTAATTAAAACCTTTAAACTGTGTTGATGGTTTTGTAAATAAAAAATGTTGATTATAATCTTTTTCCATTCTGTTTTCAATCCTTTCTAATATACCCGGTTTTATAGTCTCCATTATTTGATACCCTATCATATAGTCAAATGCACTTTTTATATAGAACAAATTGTAAAAAGGTATCATTGCGGTTACAGCATCATAAGCTGATTTAAAAGCTTTACCACCTTCAAGTCTAGTTCCATGTATAATAGCCATTAAAACATCTGCTGCTGTTACAGGTATAGGTCCAGCAAGTCCACCTATAATAGCCATTTTGTCTCTAACTTCTTTAAATAACACATCACCATATATACCTAATCCACCACCTTGCAGTAAAGCAGCCATTAATGTTTTAAAATTAACATCTCCATCTTCACTTATTATTTCTCTTGGTGATCTTCCTTTTAATAAATCTTTTATAGTCATAGACATATATCCTAACATTGCAGAAGTTACCATTAAAGCAGCCATTCCTCTTACACCTCTACCTATGTCTCCTTGTTTTCTACCTTTAAAATAATCCATTTCTCTACCTAAAACTTTTTGTACAATAGAAATAGGAAATGCTTTAAATTGACCAAAAAATCTTATAGCTTCTCCCCACATAGTTCCAGCTAAAGCTCCTTGTGTCATAAAACCTTTTACTCTAGCATCTGGTTCAATAACTGCGTAAAGTGATCTGTCTAATAATATTCCAGATACAGATGCTTTAAATTTTTCTTTTTCTATTCTTATTTGTCTGTCTGTCATTTTTTCTAATCCTGTAATTTTTTTTATATCAGCATCAGATATTTGATCTAACAAACCAATGTTAATAAACTCTTTACCATCATCTGCTTTTTCCATTGCAGTTTTTCTAATAACATCCCATTTAGTAGGATTAATATCATACATTGTAAACAATTCTTGCAATTGTGTATTTAATTTTTTAAATTCTAAATTTTTTTGTCTAGCAAAATAATTTGCTAAACCTAACATTGCTCCTTCTTTTAAACTGTTGGTCCACCAAGAAAGTAAATTTAATTTAAAAAATGTTCTTTGAGCTTTTGTCCAACCTTTATTTAAGTTATCACCAACTTGGTGTCTTGCTGACATATCATAAATAGTATTATCATTTATAAATCCAAGCATTTCTGCTATTCCTTTTTTTTGTTTTGTATTTTTAATTCTTCCTAAACTAGATAATGCTTCAAACATTCCACCTAAAAATGATCTACCTTGATACCTTACTTCTGAACCATAAATACCAACATCAGCCAATGCAGAAATTGTTGCACCACCTAGTCTTGCCATAGATGCTAAAGTTCTTGCTATTGCCGAATATCTAGCAACACCAAAATTTTCCACAGTATAAATAGAACCATCTATAACCTTCATGTATTTATCTAATTTACGAAAATTTTTTATATCTCCTACTTCTTTACCTTGTTTTTTTAATCTATCGTGTACCGCATATCTAATTTTTTCTATATTTTCTTTAGGTTTTGTGCCTAAAGCATCTATTATTCCAAGGTTTCTTCCTGCAGTTTGTAAACCAGAAAAGAAAGATTCTTTTAAATTACCAACACCAAATTTATCATTGTAATCAAACCAATCATCTGCTGTTTTAAAGTGTAATACTCTTTTAAATTTAGAACCTTTTGCTACATCTGCTGATGTTCTTGTGCCATAAGAATTAGCAACACCATCTGCAATTAAATATTTATTACCTACTAAAGAATTATAAACATCTTGCATAAACTCATCAACATTATCTGTATTTGCAAATGTTCTATCAGTATCTAATTTTTGCATTACATAATTTTTCCATGCTAAAAAATTTTTATTATAATTTATATCTTTTTTTAATTTTAAAGATGGATCAGTTTCAATATTTTTTACACCTAAAATAGCTGCAGCATTTCTAATACTTGATGGATCGTGTGATTGTTTTACAATATATCCCCACAATTTTTGAATGTTAGCTCCTCTATCATTTAATTTTTGTCTAATCATTTCAGAATAACTTTCCATAACTTCTGCTAATTTTATAATATCTGGATTAGTTTCTGTTACTGGAGGTTTAATTCCTGTTCTTTTTTCTATGTCTGTTTGTTCTGAACTTAATTCATACATAGTTCTTGTAACTCTTCTTTGAAGTTGTGATTCCGATATACCCTCTAAGCCTTTATCAAATAAATTATCTACACCTTCGGCTCGTAACTTTGCATTAAATCCAACAATTAATTGATTGACAGTTGCGTTTTGTTGTACAGCAGCAGAAGCTCTAGCTGAAGCAACTCTATTGTTAGAACCAACTAATATTGCAGTTAAACCTTCTAATGGATTATCTGAAAATTCTGTTAAGACTAATTCTGTTAATCTTCTAATTTTAATTTCATTTTCTATAGCATTTCTTTTATTAATTTTTTTTTGTATTTTAATTTGTTCTGATACTTCTTTAGAAATCTTATCAACATTAATTTCATCAATGTTGCTTAATTTTTTTTCTGCTATAGATTGTTTAATTAAGTTTACTATCTCTTCTTTTTTAGTTCCAGCAATAGAAGATTTTTTTAATAAACTCTCTATTCTTATTAAACACTTATCTGCCATAATTATCTACCATTCCTACAATTAATAAAATCTGCTACCGCTTCATCTAGTTCTTTTTTCTTTGTATTAAGTTCGTCTAATTCTTCTGTCGCAGTTTTTAATTCTGAATCTTGTTCTCCTCTTTGAAATTTAAAATTAGCATCTTTTTGATTTGTTTTTATAGTTTCTAATTGAGCATTTAATGTATCTATTTCAATATCAGTTTGTACTTCATCTCTTGTAACGACATTTTGTTCTAAAGTATTTAATTCTATTTCATCTGATTTTAATTTTGGTTGAGTATTTGTTTCTACTGTTGGTAAATTATTTTGTGTAGTTCTTAAAACTGGATCAGCATTTACAACTGGACCTACATCTACAGATTCATCCAACATTAAATCTCCTAAAGATTTTTCTAATAATAATTTTCTAGTTCTTGGATCTGTTTTTTCTAACTTCAACATAAAGTCTGAAGTATCTCCATAATATTCTCTAAATAAAATTTGTTCGTTAGTTAGTTCTGGTTCTATTTCGTCTGATTTTATTCCAGTTTCTTTTCTAACTTCATTTACTTTTGTTCTAAAATTTTTATATTTAGCAACTGTTTTAATATCTCTTAATTTACCTACACCTACATGAAGTCCACCACCAAGTATTGATCCAAAAGCAATGTTAAGCAAACTGTCTGCTGCACCATAATCTGCTTGTACTCGTTTAGCAGCACTATAAACTATTGGCTCAACTAATGCTGCACCGACAGCACCTTCTACTACACCTCTTGTTAGTCTGGCAGTTCGCAAACCTTGTCTTGCAGCTAAAGCAGCAAATCTTGCTTGTCCAAATACAGGTATAAAAGAAGCTCCAATATTAATAGGATCAAGCATACTAACAGCTAACCCTGTTCCAAACTTTGCAGCACCCACATAAAAACCAGCAGAAAAAGGATTCCAAGAACCCTCTGGTCCTCTTTGAATAATACTTTGTCTTTCTTTTTCAGCTTCTTTTTTTTCAACCATAATATCTACAACTGATTGAAACTCATCTTCTTTAAAATATAATCCTAAATCTTGATATTCTTTATTTAATTCTTGTCTATCAACACGAACATCACCACCTCTAATAGATTCTGTTGTAGCGGCATTTATAGACCTGTGTGTTTTTGTAGCTTCTAAAGGATTGTACTCCCAGTTATCTGCAGCAATAGCACCTAAAGTTTGTCTTAAACTTTTTTCATATCTGTCATAACCATTTTCTTGTGCTGTCTCGTCTATCTTTAATCCGAATCCTAATTGTGCCATTAAATAGTTCCTTCTTTATTAAGAAGTTTTGCTGTTAATTCAAAATGTTTAATAACACCAGACCTTTTATTTTTTCTAGCATTTCTATATTCATCATTATTTAAAAATTCTTTTGCAGCTTTAGAAAATTCACCTGCATTAATTAATTCTCTTGTTTTAGGAGATTGAACTAAAGAACCTCTAAACCATTCATAAAATAATGCTTGTTGTAATTGATCAGAAAAAGTATCAAATTTTGGTATTGCATTAATTACTTCTGGTATTCTGCTTTCAATATCTTCTAACAACATTTGTTCAGCTTCTTTTTTTGTTGTTGTCTGTCCTTCTTCCGCACCATATCTGCCATAACCTATAGTCAGCTTTCCTTCACCTTGAGTTGCTTTAGTTGCTACTTCAAAAAATGCTCCTTCTTTATCTTTTACATATTTAAAAAACTTATTACTTTCTACTAAACCTGCAAATCTAGGTTTTAAATTTTCATCTGATAACATAGCTTGATCATCTTCTGTTTGAATAAAATCATTTAAACTCATATTCATTTTTATGTCAGTTCCTGGCAAGATATAACTATCATCATTAAAATTAAATTCTAAAAAATCATCATTAGCATTTTTAACAGGAGCAAATTCTCCATCAGCAAGTATAATACCAAATATTAAACCTTCACCATCAGAGGTATTTCTCCACTCACCATTTTCTTTTATATTAATATTAAATTCGCTTTGTATATCTACTGTAAGAGTATCGTCTTTCATTGATCCAAAAGCTACCGCACCCCATTGATCTACATAATGATCTTTAATTATTTCTGTTTTAGCAAGAACAATATCAACATGACTATCTAATAATTTTTTACCATCCCATATTTTAGGAATATAATAAGTATCTTCTATTTGGAAATTATCTTTAATAATTGCTATTGCTTTTTTTCTTGCTTTAACTTCGCTAGTATCACTATTAGTAAACATTTCATTTAATGTATAATAAGTTAATACTTCTGTAATACTATTCATTTGTTCTACAGTATCTGCACTATTTGCTCCAGTATTTGTTGCAACTATATCTTCAAAAAGTCTTATAGCTTTACTTGTTCTTATATCTGTTTGTAGTTTTTTAAACTTAACATTATTTTGATCTCCCCATTCTTTTAATTCTTTTCTTTTATCTTCAGAATCAAAAGATAAAAATGCTTCTGTTAATTGTGGATTTTGAAAATAAGATGAAAGAATAGCTGTTTCTGGTAAACCATCATTTAATAATTGTTGAAATGCTTTATTGTTTAAATCACCAAATTGTAAATCTAAACCTTGTAGCATTGCTACTCTAGTGTTTTGATCACCATTTTTATAATTTAAAACAAATTGTTTTGATTGATCTGAAGTCATAACTTTTTGATTATACTTTGGTACACCTAAATCTGTTTGAATTTTAACTAAAGATGTAGCCAATTCAAATTCTAATGTATTTTTTTGATCTCCTTCTGCTGATTCAATAGCTTCTACAGCAGTTTTTATATCTTCATTTGTATCTATAATAAATCTTACAGGATCAGTTGATAATATTTCTTGTCTATTATTTACAATGTTATTATAATATTCTTTCTTTTTTTCACCTATTAAAAAATCTACAGCACCTGCTTTAACTTTAGCATCTATTTCTAACTCATACTGGTCTATAGTTGTTTTTAATTCTTTAGAATTAATTGAATTTAAAATTTTTACTTTACCAATAGTATCATCTATTGTTTCTAATTGATTTTCCATTTTAACTATTGTTTCGGCAGGTAAAACTTCTTTAGCTAAATCCATATTAAATGGTACAGGCTCTTTGCCTAAAGCAGCCGCAGCTACGTAATTTTTCCAATCATTATCAATTCGTGGTGTTAAAATTGTAATAGCTTTTTCTTTTAAAGAATTTCTTTGCTCAAGAGTTAAGTTAGGTAAATAATTTTTATCATCATTTAAAGCATAAAGAGTTGTTTCTGGTTGCTGTATAACATCTTTAGAGCCATCCATAAGATCAATTTCAGCCGGTATAGAATTTAACATAATTTTTAATTCTGGTGCTGACACTTGTGAGGTAAAGGTATCTATTGTTAATTTTTCTAAATCTGTTCTTAAAGTTGATTTAGCCATACCACTTTCATCTGTGTCGGCTGTTATAAGTAATAGTTCTTTTTGTTTGTCGTAACCAGCAAATAAATTTGTTAAAATATTTTTTGATATTTGTGTATCAGTTCTAAATATTGTTTTTTGTGTTTCTGCTAAAGCATAGTTTTCAAATTTAATTCCAACATTATTATTGGTTGCTAAAGATTTATATTTATTAATTAAACTATTAGATTGATCTTTTAAATATTTGTTAGCAACATCTTTATTAGTAGACATTACTTCATCAGTATTAATAGTCTCTGATACTTTTATAAAATCAGTTATAAAATTGTTTTCTAATTTTAATGCTTCTGCTTGATTTTGTGCATTTGTTTCTTTTATTTGTTGATCAACAATCATTTTAGTAGCAGGTGCTAAAGCAGTAGCTAGTGTTTGATCTAATCTCATTTGAGGAGCAGCAGTAGAGCCTTGTAATTGTTCTATTGAGCCTTTTGCTGTGAATGTAGGTATTTTAGGCATTATTAATAACTAGCTCCTCCACCATAACCAGACATACCAGTTCCTCTATTTCCATAGCTTCCTGTTGTGTTTGGATTTGATCCACTACCCATTGTTAATAAAGTTGTACCAGCAGATGCTATAGTTTGTATTTGTGCAAGTTTAGCAGATTGTTTAGCTATGCTACCTTTTATTCTTGCAAAACTTGCTTCTTCTCTTTTATTAGCTGCAGCAACTTGTGAATTATATCTTATTAAATTT